GCACGAGCAAACTCCTGTTCTTCAAGAATCTGCTCATACATCTCAAGGAACCGCTTGTATAAAGCCTGTAAACCCAATGACTCAGGGGTGTAAACCATCGCTTCACGCACCTGCACAGCCAGTTGGTTCATCTGCCACTCCAATTCAATCCTGTCAATCGCACTGTCAGCCACCTTTTCTGTTGTCAAAGACTGTTCTTCAAGTTGTCTGCAATGTGCCTTCAAAGCTCTGATAGCCTCAAAGTAAACCTTTAAGTTATCACATATCTCATGTACAGCCCTTGCCTGATATTCTTCATAAGAGAGTTCTGGTTCTGGTTGCCGAGTCTTGCGTTTAACGGGTGTTTTTTCCTGCTCTAAGGCGAGTTGTTGTTGATTCTGCGTTGATTTTGGCGCTACAGGCTTACCAAGTAAACCTCCAAAAAGACTTGTAATCCAGCCCCATATCCCTGTGACCTCTTTAAAGATTGCTTGGGCATCCTTGACGCCGCCTTCAACAGTCTTCTTGAACTTGTCAATCTCAGCCTTGCCCTCTGATAGCCACTGGCAACCAGTGCGTATAGCACTGACTGCGCTTTGAGCCATGAGAAGGAGGCTGATAGGGTCAATGATTCACCTCTTATGGACGAGTCAATGCGCTACCAAGTAAGCCAGAATACTGATAGCCTGGTTGAATCTCAGGAGCAGCACCAGATGCAATCTGTTTTGTAGCCAATTCAGCAGCCCTGCGGCGCAAAAGACCTTGAATCTTGTCAGCAGTCAATCCAGCAGCAGCCATTCCCAATCCAGCAGCAGGACTTGCAGCGCCAACAGACAATGTTGCAGCAGTTGCTAGTTTTGCTCTAAATGGGTTGAATTGACCAATGGTTGAAAGAATTGGGTCAAGACTTCCACCTTTGGCAACAGACTTGATTAGATTTTGCTCAGAATCGCTAAACAAGCGCATCTTTTCTTTGCTTGCAGCAATATTGATAAAGCCACGGCGAATCAACTCGCTCTCAGATGCCTTTTGATCAAGTGCTTTGGCTTCTGCAACATTCAAAGCATCATCAAGTACGCTTGCACGACTAGCATTACGCCAATCTTTTCTGGCAGACATGACGTTCTTTACTGCGTCATCAATACTACCCTTGCTCGAAACAATGTCGTTTCCATTGATCTTTGAGATGTAGTTATCAATAGTGTCAACCATGACGCTACCTAGACGCTTGATGTTTGCATCTGGTTTTGTCTTCAAGTCATTAGCCATGCCACGCATTTGCTCTAACTTGGTAAACGAAATAGGCTCATCAGCACCAAGCATGCTAGTAAATCTATCAAGAACACCTTTTACTGGCGCATCGTTTTCCTCAATATATCGAGCAGTATTCAGCTTGGACTTAACATCGTCAATCATTGAACTAACGCTATTTGGCTTCAGCTGAACACCAGCATTGTCCATTGCGGCATAAGATTGCTGTGCTCTTTGTTTAATCTGATCCATCGTGTAAAGCGTTGGCTTTTCTGCCATCGCAGCGCCAGCAGCACGACCAGCAACACCAGCAGCTTTTGCTCCAACACCAAGAGCCGCAACAGTTGCAGCCAAATCACTGCCAGTAAACTCTTTAACAGCTTCGGCGGTAGGTTGTGCAGCAGCACCAGCAGCACCAGCACCAGCAAGTTGCTGAGTCATGTTTTGCATCAATGCTGGAATCTTTGAACCCAAAGTACCAGCCAGTGATCCAGTTCCAGCAATTGCTTGAGCACCAGATTGAGCAGCACGTTCAACAGGAGTTTCAGGCGTTGGTACGCCTAAGCTAGTAAGTCCTTGGCTTTGTGCTTGAGCAAATGAAGGCATGCGACTTGGAGAGCCAACAATGTTTGCCCCAAGGTTGTAAGCGCCACGTACACCTTCTAAAACAGCAGTTGCTGGAGATAAAAACCCTTCAACAGTAGCACGACCTAACAAACCCGCTTGACGAGTAAGTTCTTCAGGCATTGTTCGTTGTGCGGAAGGCTGTGCGGCACTAACTTTAGGAATTCCAAAATCTTCTGATTTAGCAAGACCTGCTTTTATGGCACGAGCCATGATTTCAGACTTTGGCGTTCCTTCTGGAATGTCCTCAATGACAGCACCATTTGGCAGTTCAATATCCATCACAATTCCTTGTTAAAGTTCATTCCACTTTTTGATCAGCTTTTTAGGCGCTGATTCTGGCTGAAGACTTGGATTCAAACCAGACATAGGACTTCTATTCGGAGCAATGTCAGATGAAGATAAGCCTGGAATTGCCAGATTTGGCGCTTCTTGTTTTTTAGCAGTCATGCCAGCACGATCTTCTGCACGAGCAGTTTTGGTTTCAAGTTGAGATTGAAGTCTTGAATAGGCTTTGTCAATCTTTGCAAGATCATCCTTAAAGCTCTTAGACGTAGGGTCAAGTTTGGCAATGGTGCTTTGCAGGGCATTGAATTCATTGATCGTAACTTGACCAAGACCAGATGCGCCCGTCTTGCTTGCGTCTTTAAGTGCTTGCAATACAGAAAGAGACAAGTTGGCCTTGATTGACTCAACATTGTTTTGCAGCGTCTTGGCATCCGTCAAAGGAATAGAAGAAAGCAAGTTTCCATAACCAGTAGACCAATTACTGATCAGCTTTTTTGTCTCATCAATGGTAGAACGAACATCTTTTGTACGAGTAGTAAGTTCGCTCAATGCCTCTGCCTGATTAATCTTTGTTTCCATAGAACCAGGTGTTTCAATCACATTGACGCCACCAGCACCAGTAGTACCACCAGCTTTTGACAAACCAAGCAATTTAGCCACATTAGGCGCTGCCAAGTTAACATCCAAAGGCTCAATCGTAAGCAACTCACCAGTAGTAGAGTCACGCATGACTTTTGGCTTCATTTCTTTTGCGATGATTACTCGCAAATTGCTTTCTTGTGCAGGAGTGAGTTTCTTACCTTCTTGCAAAGCAACATCGGCTTCAGAAATAACCTTACGATCACGCTCAGATGCAACAGTTGCTTGCTGCCACTCTTGTGCCTTCTTTGCCTGAGCAGTGCGTAGGCTAGTCTGAGACATTTCAGATGCAGCTTTACGTGCATCAGCAGCCAGAATGCTTGCACCTTGTGGATCAATGGTAGACAACGCTTGAGCACCACGCATAATTGAATTAGGATCGGTTTGATCAATCTGGCGCAATATAGCTTGACGGGCAGCAATCAGTTTCAGTTGTGGGTCTTCAGCACCCATCAAACGACCAATACCACCGCCAATAGTTCCACCAGCTCTAATCATTTGAGCAGTGACTTGCTGTTCTGGAGTCAATTGAGCCATCGTCATGGCATTTTGTTGTGCCAGTTGATTCTGCTGTAACTGATACTGTTCTGGACTTGAAAACAAGCCAGCAATCATTGATGTGTTATCTGCCATGATATTTCCTTACTTAATCGTACCAAGTTTGTGTTGTATCACCAGCACCACCAATAGCAGTAGAAGCACCAGCCGCAGCAGCAGGGCCAAATCCATCGCCAGCACCTATATCAATTGCAGTACCAGGGCCAGCACCAGGAATGGTGTTTCCAGCATTTAAATAGGTAAGCAATTGTTTTCCAATGTCAGTACCTAAAAATGCTTTTCCAGCAGCAGTTTGAAACAATGGCAAATTAGCAAGTCCAGATACTGCATTGGCAATTGGGGCAGAAGCCTGGGATGCCTTCAGGTAATTAGCCGCACCCAAATTGGTAGCAGCAGCAGTCTTGGCCAAATCAGTACTTGCCATTAACGGAGACATTGCGGCAGTATTAAAGGCGGTCGAAGTTGACAAGTTAGTGTTAAGTGGCTTGTAAGCATCAGACAACAAGTTAACACCAAACAATGTTTGATTTTGTCCTTGTTGTGTTGCATCAGCAGCCAACTTCAACTGAGCCAACGTGCGAGCGTTCATCAAAGCGTTGTACTCAGGATTGGCAGACAACATCCCTGGGCCTTGAGCAACCGAAACACCAGTACGACCACCTTGCTGCAATTGGTTTAACAAACGTGCAGTTTCTGTTTCTTGTGATGGAGCCAACAAAGCATTTTGTTTTGCCATCCAAGAAGCAGCCGCTTGTTCAGGGGTTTGACTAATGTAACCACGAGCCAAGTTCTGAATGTTTGTCAGGTCAGTCAAACTACCGCCAGAAGCCGTTTTAAGAGCGTTCTGCATAGCAATCATCTCTGGAGTCATAGTAACTCCAGCAGAGGTCAACTCACCAGTTGTGGGATTGATCGTGAAGTTTGACGTACCAAACGTATTAGTAATGCCGATAGGTCTGAATTGGGCGCTAGTGGCAGCATTTTTATTTGCTTCACTAACTGTATTTGCTTTAGATATTCCTGATGCAGCATCTATTACTCCACCAAGTAAGCCTCCTGCTGCGCTAATGGCTGCGTCTGATGGTGTTCCTGTTGTAGATGTAGTTCCTGGCATAACGGCTTTCGTAATAGTTCCTGCTGCTGCACTGGTCAATACTTTATCAAGTAAAGCATTTCCTGTACTGATAGATGGAAGAACATTTCCACCAACATTAGCAGTTGTGGCTGGAGTTGTTGGAGTGGTTGATGGTGTAGTTGGCGCTTCTGTTGTGGGAACTCCAGTTTCAGGTGGAGGCACATTTTCAACAGGGGGATTGGATGGAACAGTCTCAATAGACGTATCAATTGCCGCTGTTGCCGTATTAGGATCAGTAATAACAGGCGCTTCAGAGACAGACTTGGCAAAATCAGGATTGAATTGCTCACCAGGAATAGTGGTATCCAGTGGATTAGCAATTACGTCACCAGCAGAACTAGCAATTGGACTTGAAATAGCACCGCCAGCACCTTCTAAGATGCCAGAAGAACCAGAACCAAGACCACCAGCACCACCCCAACCTTCGGCAGCAGTGGCAGCATCAATTCCACCGCCAAAGAGTCCAGCACTACCAAGAGCTTGACCACCATAGTAAGCAGCAGCCATCTTTGCAGCATCTTTTAAGAAGCTACCAAAGCCACCACCACCAGTCCACTGGTTCATGCCCATAGTGATAGATGGATTGCCAGAAGCATCAGGCTTGAGGCTGTAATTCCTTATCAAGTTGTTTCCAGTATCAATACTGAAAGCACCAGGAATCTCCGCACCAGTTTGCTTATTTATAGGACGCTGTTGACCCGTATCCAACTGATAGACAGGCTGCCCATTCTTCATCTGAATTTGGCTTGCATCAACAGGAATTTGGTTTCCGCTAGGGTCAGTAGCGTAGTAACCAACAATGTTTCCTTCGTTCTGTATTGGTGTTACAGGCGCATCTACAAGGCTGGTAAACCCAATCTGGCTTTGATCGGTAATGCCAACTTGTGCAAGTTTTGCTTGCAGTTCTGGTGGGTAGTTTTTGTCAAAAGCCATGTTACATAGTACCGTTAGAGATGATGTTTCCAATCACCGTCAAGTTACCAGAAGCATCAATCTTTGCAACTGAAGTGCCGCTAGACTGAATGTACAAAACACCACCAGTCTCAACAAACCCAAAGTTTGTAAAGTCACCATCAGCCTTTGAAGCAATAGCCGTAGCAATGTTGTCAAACTCAGTGTTGATTTCTGTACCTTTAACAACCTTTGAAGGGTTGCCATGCGACAGGCTGTCTTTTGCTGCAAAGTTGACTGTTTTGGTGTAATTACTCATAAGATTTTCCCGTTCTTAGCATGAATTTCAATCTTCTGGATACTCAGAGCCGATCCATTGATGTCAGCCTCATAGCCTGTTTGTACGATTTTCCCACTTCCAGTAGGGTAAACAGAAAGAATTTGCAACACTTGACCATTTGAGTAGTCAGCACCGTAGTTGTACTCACTCTCTCCATAGTAAGCAATGCTATTGGATGGAATGATGACGTTTTGCGAGTTAAAACCACCACTGAAGTCGTAACCCCAAAAGACAGACAAATATTGACCATTGCCGCCAATGATCGTTATTTGAATCTTCTTTAAGATAGACGTTACAGATGGATCGCCAAAGTCTTGATGGTTTGTGTAATACTGAAAACGATAGTTGGATGCGTTGTCCAAGTAACCAGAATACGTAGCTATATACCCTGGTTGACCAATCAACAGAGTTCCATCTAACTTTGTGCAATAAGCCGTTGGATTGATGTTGTCCCAAGTTGTTACACGAGCAGCACCATCAGGCAATTGAGCCTTAGTGTCAAAGCAGTATGTGATACGTCCAACTGGCAGCGTAATCGCATAGAAAGCATCAATAGGAGAGTGAACAGCCTTGATGTTCTTGTACTCTGTCTCACCAGAAATGTAGGTCAAAAACTCATTTCTTACGTTCTTGCTCAACTCACGCAAAGGAGCACTTTTCTCTTGAATTGTGCGTTGCAAACTACGAACACCAGTGCTAGACAAGAAAATGATGTCAGAACCAGTGTAAGCAATCGAATCTCGTGCAATGCAACCAATGCCAGTAACCACATCAGACAAGACAAAAGTACTGGCAGACGGGTCTTTTGCACCCGAATAAATCAGGATGTTTTGCTTGCCAAAGATAAACAAGAAGCCGTTATGAGCACCCAAGCCCATGACAGTATCGCCACCATTGGGCCACACAGTAGTAGTGTCTAAAGTACCTGCAATGCCTGTACTCCAGTCAAAAGGCAGCTTTGTGTTGCACCACTGAATAGTTACGGTATCAGTACCAGTATTTGCACACCAGATGCGACCATAGGCACTGATAGCCACGTTAGCTTTTTGCAAAGTACCAGAGTAACCAGTAGACTCGCTAACCCTGCGATACTGAGTTGTAGATACGCTAGGATTGAACACAAGCGGGTCGTATGACTCTTGGAACATCACCAAGACACCTGCCAAACTAACCATCTGCCAGTTGTCGTTAGTAATAGTAGGCGCAGTGCCGCCACCACCATAAGTCAACTCACTCAGAGTGCTACCAGACAGCTTGAACAGTTTATTGTTTCCAGCAGCAATCGTGTAGCTAACGCCAGCAGTTGTAATCAGTTCACCAATGACTTTTACATCAGCAGTACCAAGAGCACCTAAAGTAGAGTGGTTAGCAGTCCAGCCCTTACGAGCACCAATACGTCCATACTGGTCGATTACAGCATTGTTAGCAATCAGCGCAAACCCACTAGACAAGTCAAGGGACGAGTCTTGAGTGTTCAGGCCAAAAAAGCCTGGTGACGTTATTGGATATGCTTGTATTCTTTGGCTCATTACACAGCCTCAAAAGCATCATTCTCAGGAGAACGAGCCAGTTCAAGCGACACCAGATCAGACAATGAATTGCGATACATGGCATAAGCCTCAGAACTACTCTGACCACCATCTTCGCCACGCTCAATCAATGCACGAGCAAAAGCACCCAAAATAATAGGTTCTTTAGCCAATTTAGTCGTGTCACCATCTGAAGAAAAGTCATTTTCAGGGATGACAAGGCTGAATCGAATTGTGTAAGCAGCATCAGGAACAGGCCAAAACTTCACTTGCAAATCACCATTTGAATCCACGTTTTGAATCGTGTAGTTCATTGGTTGCGTTTGCATTGGACTTGCAATCGTGTAGTAGAAGTTGTCGTACTGCTCATGCGACAAAGGAGTTAAGACGTAGTAGCGAGATGTGTTGATAACATCCGTAGTCTTGAAGCGCAAGCCAGAACCAGTAAGGCTATAACCAGCAGAAACGCCTGGTGTAGTGGTTACGGTAATAGCTTGGTTAAATGCGTCCCAATCGTAGGCATCAGCTACTTGGCGCTTTGCATCGTTGACAAAAACGCCAACAAGTGCAGAAAGTGTGTTTTCATTAACAGTGGTTACATTAGGCTCACGCATCCGTGTGAGTACTTGATTGACCAACTGTAAATAGGTAGGTAGAGCCATTTTTCTCTCGCTTTATTCTTTGCAGAATCACTTTAGCTTTTGCCTTGTGCCCAAATGGGAAAGAAGCTCTACATCTGCATTATAGGGTTAATAACCCGACTTTGCTTTCTTTTTAGGCTTAGACATGCCAGCTTCGCTCATTGCAATAGCAATTGCCTGTTTTTTAGACGTTACAGCAGGGCCGGACTTAGAACCTGAGTGCAAAGTACCAGCCTTGTACTCTTTCAAAACTTTACCAATTTTCGCTTGTTTCTTGGTCGTTGCCATGATATTTCCTTACTGAAGGGTCAATTGATACAGGATGTTCTGATACAGGCCAACCACTTCGTCAATGACGTTGTGCAGGGCTGATTCAGTGCGAGGGGCGATCTGTTGACGGTTAGATTCAATCCACTCCATCTGATTACGCAAGACATCGGCAATCGTGCCTTTGTACTTGTTTGCCACCACAGGAATGTCCAAACGGATGTTGTAGCGGCCTTGATACTGTTGAGCAAAGTCATCAGCCAAAGGAACAATGCCACTGTAAAACTCCTCAAGAGTCTTGTGTTCAGCAAAAGAAAGAGTCTTTAAGTGAACGGTGTGGGCTAGTGTTCGTGCTGAAAACAGCATACCAACAAACTCGCCAGCGGTATTATTTGCCATGATTATTCCTTGGTAATTGGGCCACCAGACTTCCAGGCATCGCATGTCCTAGAGCCAGCACATAAAAAGTGAAATAACTCACAAAATCCTAGATTAGCCGCATCCATGAATTGCTGATCGTAGGAAAGTTCTTTTTCGGATTCATTTGCACTCTCCAAGCCATCTTTAATGCACTCAAGCATCTTAGGTGTCTGGATAAATGCCGCACAGTTACCACAACGCATGTCTTTGACAGCAGAAGTAGGTGCGTTATACATCTTGGCCTTCTTTAGCCAAAACGCATCATTGGGTTCATCAGGATTGGGAGGGCCATATCCATACTCTTTAAAAGCATGGTTACGATTCTTGAGGTTAATCGTTACGTCCTGTGTTGCCACTGGACAAACCTTGCCAGATAGCAGTCCGTTTTTCATCGCAACACCCTGGTAGCAAAGAATGAAACGATAGCACCAAAACTAGATGCTATTGCCATACCCATCCAGAACCCGCCTTTAGACTGGTTCGCCAACTCAAGGAGAGCCTTCACATCTTTGCGAATATCATGTAATTCGCTCTGTAAAGCCTCTACTTGAGCCTCTAATTTGCCAAATTCTCGTGGGTCAATATCAGACATTTAAGACTTTCTTGGTCTGCCTAGTTTACGGGCAGGGGCCGTTAATGTGATCTGCTTCTTTTCCGAGTTAAGTTCACTTGGCATCTCATGACCATCTTCATCCAAAAGAACATATCCGTGATGTCCCTTCATGGAGTCAATGTCATGTTGCAGCGTGAACGTAACCGTATTACCACTTTGCAAACACTTAAATGTAGCCATATTTCACTTCACTTAAAAAAAGACCCCCTACCCCCGTTAGAGGGCAGGAGGCAACTGCAATTATGCAGGTACAGCCAAGGCAAAAGCCGAGCTAGACTTAGCAGCACCAGTAGAAGCTGCATCACGCATACGGGCAACGCCGTAGATGGTGTCAGCAGTAAACAATGTACCGAGGTACTCTTGCTTGTACTGAGTCTGTGAACGGATAGCCATTTGCTCAACCAGAACCATCGAATCACGATGACCCATCAAAGCAATACGGTCAGCACCACTGTTACCAGCGCCAAAGTCAGCGTTAGAAGTAACGAACACGGGCATACCGTACAAGTTACCGATTTCACCGTTGCGGATAGTGTTGCTGTTACCAGCTTCGCCCACAAACGCTTGCTCGGTGTAACGGCTCAGGCCCATCAAGGTGTTACGGCTTGAAGGTGGGATAACAAAGAAACGACCGTCCATTGGGGTGTCGTTGTCATCCAAGCGCTGAATGGTGCGGCGAATAGCAGCATCAGTCAAAGCAGCAGCATTGGAACTCGTGCTGTTGTAAGCGGTAGTACCGTCAGAGCCGATGTAGGCTTTGGTGGTAGTGTTGCTGGTAGCGTAGTCATTAGTGCCAACGGTAGCGCCGTTGAAGCCACGACCCAACTGGATCAAGTCCAAGTCAACTTGTTTAGCCAAAGCGTAACCAGCGTCTTCTGTGTAGAAAGAACGCAAAGAGGTCAGAGCTTGGGTTTCAACGATGTCTTCGATCAAGCGGCTATATTCATAGTGCTTGTTGATCGAGATTTGGATTTCAGACTCAGTGTTAACCAACAGGGTAACAGCGTTAGTTGCGCCTTTGGCAGAAGCAGACGAACGGGTAGGAGCAGGAACGTGAACGGTGTCACCTTTCTTGCCTTTAAAGCTCATCTTCTTGATGACGTTAGCCATCACCAAGTTCTTGCGGTAGGCAGCTACGATTTCATCCGACCAAATTTGGGGGATAAACTTTGCTGCGGTAGTGGTGGTTGTGTTATTTGCGGGGGAAAATGCGGTAGCCATGTTATTTCTCCAAGATTAAAGTTTCATTTGACCCTGCCTTCAGCGTATGCTTGCATGATTTCATCAGACAAGGATTCGTATCTAGAAGGGTCAGTCATTTTTAGCCGAATTAGGTCAGCTCGCCTGTAAACTCGACCTCCTGATTCACCTGTACCGCCCACATCAACAGTTGCAGCATTAAGGTTTTGCTTACGAGTAGCTTCTCCAGCCTCTACGTTTCGCTTTGCCTTGACACCTTTCAACTCTTTGAATGTAGACAACAGTTCGTTAGCCGAATCATAATCGAATTCACCATCTGCACGAGCATACAAACCAAGTCTCACAGGTGAAGATTTCACCCAGTTGACAAACTCAGGGTCTTGCACGACTTGCGTGAAGTCTGGGTGATTGCTTGCCAGCATCTGTTGAATCTGCATCTTTTTGAAGTTTTGAGCCGCTTCACGACCCGCCACTACGTCTGGATGATTATCAACCGTCTTACGAATTGCTTTTTGAGGGTCTTCAAAAAAGTCAACTTCAGGTTCAACCTCAGTATTTTGAGTAACTTTTGAACCAAGATTCTGTTTAATGAGTTCATCAGCAAGTTTGCGAACTTCGCCAACCTCTTGAGCCTGTTTGCCAATCAACTTCTCAGCTTCTTGGTGCATCCTGATAATGTCATCAAGATTTTTGCCCTGATATTTCTCAGGAATCTTGGCTTCACTAGCAGCTTGCTTTTGCTCAACCGCTTCAATCTCACTACCCATCTCGTCTTCGTTATCAACCAACATACTGTATCCTTTTCCTGCCACTTAAGGTTCTAGGAGTTTTCACATGAACTCGACACCACATGGTATTTATGAGTTCGCTTTGCGCTCTGCTGCCAGTTTTTCACGGTGTTTGCGGTCAAATTGAGCCGCAGCGCCAGGGAAATGCCCTGACCACCCCTCCAAACTAATAGCTGGAGCACTTATTATGCGATGAGATTCCTCACCACATTCACATTGGACTGTCACCGCCTCATAATCAGTGAGTTTTTCAATGCGATGCCCGTTCTTACAGGCAAATTCATACATTCGTTTCATTGAGTTCCTCGTATGCCTTCTCGCTGACCTGTTTTAAGGTTTGTAGCCAAGTAAACACAGAAAGTTCGCCTTTTTTGAATTGTAGGTCTTTTTCGTCTTTGATTACAGAAATATTATTCAGTGCTTTTACGATTTCGTCAATGTCATCCAGAAGGTCTTTCCATCCTGGAGTCGCCATCATGTCAAATCGGCTTTCGTAATAATTTTGTAAATCAGGACTCATTGGAATCCTCGGTTACTTTTGCCTTTAAAGATTGCTCAAGCATATTTGCAAAGGCATTGCGTCCAACCTGAAGCTGATCTACGTTAAACCTGGCAGAGCCTAGTTTTCGGTCTAAATCAGCTAAGTGGTTAACTAGCATTTGCTGCTCGGGGGTCAAGTCCTCAAACGCATATTCAACATCATCAATGGTAATGGGTGTTTTTGTATTTGCCATTATCGTCTTTCAAAGTCCACCATCAAAGGCTGGTGGGTTGCCTATAAAACTTCTGCTGCCCGAGCTTCAACTTCCATTGGGTTATCGTGGTAGCCGTACTTCATCTGGTAGTACAGATATTTTGCATAGAACCCGATCAGGCCGTATTGCTCGTACTGTTTCCAGTGCTGGCCTTCGTGCTTTGCCAAGCGTTCCTCGTTCACTCGTTCAGCCAGTGCATAGATGCCGAAGGGTGGCAGCGTGATAGCACCAAACCCCTTGCTCAAGAGGTACTTGCGGATTAGGTAAGGTGCGGGTTTCATGGATGTGCGGCTTTGTAGGCGTCAAACTCTGCTTTGAGTTCTTGGATGGCCGCAACCAAAGTAGCAACCAAAAAGCTCGTGTCAATACCTTGATAAGAAGGAGCTTCACGCTCACCCATTACAGCCTCAACTGTTGGCGTCAGTTCGTTGCCTTCTTCGTCAAATGTTGCAGCAACAGCAGGACTGATTTCGTATTGCTCAACACGCATGGCGTCTTTCTCGCCAGTAACGCAATCAGACACAACTTCTTGCAATTCATGAGCAATAAAACCTTGACCTTTTGAACCGTCAGATTTCCATGTGTAAGTGCAGGGTTTAAGTTTTGCAACAGTGTCTAAAGCGCCAATCATCGGCGCAACATTTTCTTTCAAACGATAGTCAGAAATAGAATTAAATGTAGTTATAGAGCCAGTAACGCTAATATTTCCTACATAAGTTCCTGTTTTATAAAACTCAATTGCAGTTCCGTCAGTTCCATTTCTATTAACGGCAATTACTGCACCAGAGGTGTATGAAAAGTTTGAGCCTGTTTTTGAAATACTTGCACCATCAGTTGTGTAAGTAGTAACTTGTTTCCCCACCAGTAAATTACCACTAGAGTCAATACGGGCGCGTTCTACAGCAGATACGCCACCAACACCTGTATAGAAAACAATGCCTTTGCTGGCATTGTTGCTCAGTAAAGCAAAATCATTTGTTCCGTCACCATTTACTTGACTTGTGAAAATTTTTGCAGGTACAGTTAAGTTACCACTAGCATCAAGCGTCATTGCTTGGGTGAAACTGATGGTGTTATTTGCTGTGCCTGAGACTGCTGTGTACCATTGATGCTGACCACTAGTTTGTATGTAGTTTGTAGCAAAATCTGACGCAATATAAATTGAGTTTCCGCTAGAATTTGTATAGTTATTAGCGCCAACATAAGCACGATTTTGATATCCAGCAAAACTGGCATTTTTAACTTGGAAAGCTGACTGACCAGAAAATGCCCAAGCACTAGGAGTAACACCCACACCCAAGTTCGTACCATCAAACACCAACGCTGAACCAGTAGTCAGCGCCTTAGAACCGTTGAGGTAGGCTACACCGTTGGCTGTGCCGCCTGTCAGGATTGGGTTGTTTGCAAAGGTAGCAACCTGTCCAGTAGAAATGCTAATGGCTTCAGTTGTTCCATTTGTCTGGATTGACAATACACCATCGCTTGCGACAGCACCTGAAAGTAAAGAGACTTTGACTACCATATTTTTTCCTTAGTTAAGGTGTTCCGTTAGATACGATGTTTGTTGCCGATGTAATCACACCAGTTGAATCCATTGAAGCAATCGTTGTTGCTCCATACTTAAACAAGAGTTTAGTGCCACTCTGCACAATTGAAAAGTTAGTGGTTGCTAACGAACCAGCAGAGCCAGTCGTGTTCTGGTTCAATGTAGGAACATCTGATGCAACCATAGCCCTAAATGTAGGAACTCCAGCAGTCCCATTAGGAGCAGCCAACATATAGTTAGCTGTCTTGCTTGCATACGGGTTTAGGCTATCACCATAACCACTAGCCAGCGCAACAGTAATAGAACCTGCACCATTGCTTACAGATACTCCAGTACCAGCAGTTAATGTTGCCTTTTCCCACAACGATGTCGTCTCGTTGTAAATGATTGTTTGACCATTTACAGGACTTTGAGCGCTGACATTGTGAATCTCATCTAGTTCATAACCGTTTTGTACTTTGACAAATAGCTTGCCTTGAGTTGGATGAGCATGTTCGACAACAGCAACATAAACCAAATGTGTTGGAGCATAAGGCTTGGTTCCTGTTAATGTTCCAGCAGTAGTTCCACTTAAATACAGTTGTTGACCATCCGTGTAAGCAGATGTGTTCATATTGGTAATCAAACCAATAATTGTGACGTTGCCATTAGAGTTGTTTGCTAAATCTGCGGTCATCAAACCCAAAGTTTGGGCAGAAGTAGCGTCACTGGTTGCCAATGCCTTGCTAACTGTTGGAATCTGTCCAGTAGCGCCAGAAATGTAAACAGCAGTGCCTTTGGTAAGTGTTGCACCAGTAGTATTACGCACTTGGCAAATTACGTTGTTTGTTGCAGCAGCAACGGCAACAGAAAGATCAACAGCACCAGAAACAGTAGTAACCGTCACACTGCCATCAGCAGAAGCAACAGAAGCAACAGCACCAACACTTGACGCATCAAGAGTTACAACGCCTGTTAATCCATTTACAGATATAACTAAGTTTGTTTGATCAATCTTTTGCCAAGCCGTACCGTTATAGATTGCCCAATCTCCAGCAACCCAATCAGTGATGCCGTTAAGATTAGTAGAACCACTGACACTAACCACATAATAATAGTTAGAAGTTCCAGTACTAGAGGCAAGGGTTGGCGTGTTGGTTGATGCGTTCCATGTGCCACGATAATTCAGCCCGCCTGAGATTGCGCTAATCTGAGTCTGCAAATCAGCAATAGCATCTAGCACATATTGAGAAGTACCGCCGCCATTGGTAATGACTTTGATCCTGTCGGCAATGTCCATTGGGACAACTTCACCAGCATTGATCTGGCGTCCGTTGGACAATGTAATAGTCAGACTACCATCAAAATCAATCTTGGCATCTACAACAGATACCCCGTCTTGACCATCTTGACCTGGTTTTCCATCAGCACCACGATCACCTTTTACGCTTACGCCATCTTTACCGTCACGACCTGGCTTTCCATCTTTACCATCACGACCTGATTGACCGTCTTTTAAAGAGGAAACTTTGTCTTTGATCTGACCATTCATTTCATCAAAGCGATCTTTTAAATCAGCTTCAATCTTGCGAATGGCTTGGATGACTAGCTTAGTGTGCTCTGCAACATCTTGCTTTTTCTGTTGAACACGGCGTTCGTTGACGGATTGCTGGATTGACGAGACTATCTCCAGCTTGTCAGCATCAGACAGTCCCTCAATACCTAGTTTTCTTTCCAGATCAACGAGTTCCATTGTTCAATTCCTCGGAAAGACGCTTCAAAAACTCATCCTCAACACTCATTGAGTCAGCCTTGTGTTTGCTCATTTGCAATTCCACAATTTTAGACTTGTTTTTGATCTCAGATTCCTTCAGCATCAAGTCAGCAATCTTCACTCTACGATCAAACTCACGTTGAGCAGCATCATCTGCATTGGGAAGGTTGTTTGTCAGAGCAGAAGCAGTCTTTGCCTGAACTTCTTGAGGCATCAACTGAGCTTCAGCCATCAACTTAGTAGCCGATGCTCTGTTTTCTTCAGCCTGAGTAGTCTGAACAGCGATCTGAGCTTGGGCAGCTTGCATAGCCAGTTGCTTCTGAGCCTGTTCCATTTGCTGTGCTTGTGGATCAGGTTTAGCCATAGACTCCAAAGCAGCCATCAGTTCGTAACGGTTGCTCAACGAACTATTATTGACAATGCCCTTCAAGATCAGAGGCAACACAGGAGTGTTAGGGCCAAGAGTCTGGAGCAAGCCAATGAACTGTTGTTGTTCGTACTCACGAGCAATGATGCCCAAAGTAGCAGTAGGAATGAAGTTCAGGTCAACAGAAGGATAACGCTCGGGGTCAAACTGCATGTAACGGAAAGCCGCCTTCTTGATGAACGGAACCAAGAAATCCTCTTGGAAGTTCACCAGTGTGCGTTTGTACTTCTTAATGATAGAAGCAACAGCCATTGACATGCCGCCACCATCACGAGCTACCTGGGAAACCATGCCGTTGCTATCCAGCGTAGCAGTAGCCTGAAGCAACATGCGTTCAAACTCTTTGGCTGTAGCAAGGTTGTTTCCATCTGTCTGACCAAACTTGAATGGGAACAGAATCTCAGAAGGAGCGCCATTTGTCAGAATAGCCTTACCTGGTTTGACTTCAAACTTAGCACCACGAGGCAAGCGAGTTGCATCCATTGCAATCATTGGACTGGTGGTCAGCGCCAAGGAATCAAGGTGGCTACGGATTTGAGCATCCATTGCCTTTTGCATGTTGTAGGCTTTTTCAACCGTACCACGACCAAGCAACCTGTTTGGCACAGTGTCATCTTGATATGTCAGGATCGGACGATCCTTCATCATGTATGGGTTTTCTTCAGCCTTGAGCAGCAGGTTTTCGTTACCAATAACAATGATTGCCTCAACCAAGTCAGCATAGTCATCGGCAGCACTGTTCTCAGGGAACAACTCAATGACTTCTTTTTCTTCCTTGAGGTTTTTCAGGTATTCACGAGGAACAAGGCCAAAATACTTGAGTAACTTGACTTTTTGATCCTTGAATTGTTGCAACTCTTGAGTGGCTTCAAGGTCATCATCACTGGAAACAGTTCCTAGATCAACCTTGCGATAGACGCCAGATTCAATGCCTTGAACAACTTTGTGGATCGAGACAAACATCTCAATTGCCACACCCATGCAGTCATCAACAGATGTACCGTTAGGGTCAAACAAGAAGTTCTTTGGGTTGATCGGCATGATCTTGACTGCAATACGGTCTTTTTCCATGACGCCGATAGCAGCTTGACCAACTTGGCCTGGGATTGGCTGAGTGGAGGGGATGTACTCCTTCTCAGTCTTGACAACGATCTCGCCAATGCCAGTACCGTAGATTTCAGCCATTAACTCAATCTGGTCAATGGACTTGCGAATCTTGTCTTTCTTGAAGTCTTCGTCTAGTTGTGCTTTGATCTTAGAAACATCAATATCATTGCCGTTTACGTCTTGAACGTCATCAGTAATGTCAAAGAAGTCGCCTTGACCAAAGATAGCTTCCATGATCTCAGCATGGCGTGTTTCAACAGCTTGTTGAGTGCCAGGGGTGATGATTCGGCTACGCTCTGACTCACGGGTTTTATCACCATCAGCCCATTGACCACGGAAAATACGCTCGTATTCTTCCCAATCAGGCAGGTAGTTGGAATCCCGCCAGTCTCTCCAGCGGTCAGTGTGATCTACAACAAAAGCAACCAACTCTTTCTCAGCTTCTGTTGGTTCGTCAAACTCATTTTGTTGCAGTTCTGCCATTCTAGACTCCGCTAATTACATCTATCGGTTCCCACTCATCTTCCTCATCTTCCTCAAAGTAGCTTGTAACGGCTAGTTGGTCAATGTAGGAAAGTGCATCGGGTAAATCATCGTGAACTCCCGTTGCAGGAAACATGAGCAACTGATCTTTGAAGTCATCCCAATCTTCTTCTGAGTTTAGGATGATCCGACCATGCTCAAATCGCCCTTGGAGACTCCAAATGATGCGATCTGTCTTTTTCCTGTTGCCGTGGGTGAGGTCAACTATGTGCGAATATACATTATTCTTACGCATCAAGTCACTCAAATACGGTAAAACAGCATTTTTCAGTGCTCCGCGCTCAATTCCTATCGAAAGTGGCTTGTATTTCCGCATCGCCATGAGGATTTTGACCGCAGTTTCCCGAATATCCCACCGTCCGTGTACGATTTCCTTTACAAACCACTTTCCTTCGTCCGTAACCTTGACAATAGCGATTGCAGACTCATCCAGGCGCTTCTTACTATTAGCAGCTTGTTTGGCAACTTCCTCAAATCCTGCCAAGTCAACAGCAACAAAGTAGCTTCCATAGTCAGGTTCAACTCCATACTTGATCCATTCTTCTTTGAAAACATCAGAACCAGCGTTTGAGAAGGACGCCATGTATTCTTGCTTAAAAGCAAAGGTAGAGAGTGTCTTTTTGGCAGATTCAATCTCAGTTGGGTCGATCAAGGGGTTGTCTTTTGTTGTGAAATGCCAAGACTTCCAGTCGGTGTCCTCTGTGCTCTCGCCCAATCGAAACAGATCGTAAAACCAGTTTCTTCCTTTTGGGGTTCCGATAAACATGGCTCGTCCTTTTTTGTCGGACAAGGAGGCTCGGATAACTTGCTCCCACGCTTCGGGCTTGATGTCGGCAACTTCGTCAAGGACGGCGTATGTAAGGGAAACGCCTCGTAAGGTATCTGGTCTATCTGCGCCTCGGACATAGATGCTTGCTCCATTGATAGTAGTGATGTTTTGATTGTTGATGTGGGCGTTCTGGATAACATCCCTGCCCAACTCCATGAGAACGTCCCAAATAATCTGCCTAGCCTGACCGTTGGTAGGCGCAACGTACAGCACAGCAGAACCAGAAGGGCAGCGCAAAGCCTCAATCAACAAGGTAGTAGCAGCCAGTCTAGACTTGCCACAACGCCGACCAGCAGCAATCACCTTAAACCTTGTTTTATCAGCAAAGACTTCTTGTTGCCAGGGTAGGAGGCTAAAGTTCAGGTCACTCATTCTTTGGCCTCAATGTCTTCAGCTTCGATGGTTTCAGGGGTGTGGTTAATCTCACCAATGCCTGTAATGTTGATCGTCACAGCACTACGGGACTTGCCTTCTTTCTCAAACATAGAGACAGGCAGCATACGATCCATGCACAACTTAATCATCGCAGCTTGAGCAGGATGATCGTCATTCATAGCAATTTCAACAGCTTTGTAGACAACATTGGAACCAGCACTGTTTATCAGAAGGTTCTTCAACTCTTTGATTTGCTGAGTCTCAGTCTTAGGCAGTAGAGCTAAAGGAGGAGCTTTGGCAAACTTTGCCATTGTCATGTTTCCAAATGACGTTGTGCTGCCTTTAGGACGGCCCTTCTTTTTCTTAACAGGTTGTTCAGTGTCCATACTTTTATCCACAAAGGGGAAGTTATAAGGTCTTCGTCTCTCCGAAGTGTCACCGTCTCACCCTTTCGGGGCCGTGAAAACACACGGTTTTATTGCCACGGTCAGCATAGGTTTTACCAACACGGCTGAAGACTAGCAGGGGCATCTTGGAGCTCGAGTCAATTTGCCAAGCCGTGCCAATCTTCATGCGTCTTGGTGAAAAAGTGGCTGGAGCCCGCGAAGACCCCAGCCAAATCATCCAACTAAGAGAAGCAACCATGAACAAAAGTTGCCGGCAAATAATAACTCAAGAATGCTGACGTCGCAACCATTCGGCAATAAGTAGTGCTTCAGCTCGACCGTTGTCCTTTTTTCTGGTAAGCGGAGCCGCCGGCCACAGCTCTCTGGCCATGTCCAAACTCTCGGCTTTGTCAGACGTAAGGCCCATATCCTTCTTCCACTTCTGTGGGCGCACCAGCATCCACGGGTCTCTTGATCTCTGGGCAACAGCAATGCAGGCCATGTACGCAGCGCCGAAGTTAAACATCGAAACGCCACCGTTCCCCGGCATCG